CGGCTAATGCGCCATGGTATGGGTCTTTCCGCCTTGAGGGGGTGTCCCCCCACCCCACTGCCCACTGCCTGGCCATCCCCGTTCCACACCCACCACACACAGCCACCGATGGGCGTGCCCAATGTATGTGTTGGCCACAGGTACCCTGCGCTAGGGGTTCGTATTTGCCCCGCCGGGGGTGTAGTCGACGCCACCCGACCTTCCGCACCGGAGCACGGGCAGTGCCACCGATGGGCGTGCCCCAGGCAGGCACTGCGACCGATGGGCGTCCGCACCAGCCACGAGCCCAGACACCACAGCACCAGCCACGCCACGAACCGACCCAAACTGCTTGTGACCAGGCGTTTCAATGCTGCCAGTTGCCGCGCGGTGCTGGCGGAGGGTCAGTTTCATGGGCAATACCACCCCGCAAAACAGCCACCGATGGGCGCAATAGGAAACAAGATTCTCGACACCCAATCATCTTGGCATCCAAGCTAGGCGCACAAGACAATAGGCAACTTAGCAATAAACAAACTTACTTGTTAAGCAACCAAACCAATAGGCACACAATACAATAGCATTCTAACCATCTTGGCACTCAAGACAATAGGCACTCAAAACAATAGCATCACGAACATCTTGACAACTAAGACATTAACAAACCAAGACATTAAGCAACCAAACAGTCACCGATGGGCGCAAGCAATAGGCAACCAAGACAATAGGCAAACAATGTAACAAAACAATTAGGGAAATAAAAAAGCGCCCCCGAATTAACGGGAGCGCTTTTCTAATTACTTACCGTACGAGTTTACGTCGGAATTTTGGAAATACCGGTAAGCCTTACTCGCGACCGTAACTAGCCGCGCGTCGACCTTTCCGAATTCCGGGAACTCGCGCTCTATCCAGGTCGCGAATTCCCGCATAGCCCTAGGAGCTTCCGCCGCGAGCTTATACCCGTTCGGCTTCCGCGCCGCTAGAGCGGCGTTCTCGGCTTCGATCTTAGCGAGCTTTTCCTTTAGCTCGGCTAGTTCGATTTCCGCCTTAGTCGGACGCGCGGCGCGCGGCTTAACCGGAGCGGAATTCTTCGCGGACTTTACGGCCGGAGCGGCTTTTACCGGCGGGACCGTCTTAACGGTCGCGGCGGGAATAGCGACGACGGGCGTAGAGATAGCGTCGATTTTAATCGCCTTTTTCTTTAGTTAGGAAGGGAATTTTCCCCGGCTACTCGCGCCGCGTACGGGCGCGAGGTTCGCGATTCGCGCGTTTCCGCGTTTTTCGCTTACGAGTAGAACTCTACCGTACCCGAGCCGGAAAATCTACGAAATTCGCGAGGATTTTTAGGAATATTCGGGAACCCCGCGACGTTCGCGCCGCCGAAAATCGAGTCGGACTCCGTTTCGCGCGGAGACGAACGCTACCGGCCGGAAAATCGGGGAGCTACCCGATTACCCGCGACGCGCTAGAAAATCCGCCTACGTCGATTTACGCGCCGTCTAGGCGTACGTCCGGCCGAACGCGCTCCTACGCGCGTACGCGCGGCGCGGACGGACGGAAGGAACGCGGGCGCGCGGAACGTCGACGGCTCCGGGAAAATTCCCGAAACTCAATATTTTTTCCGGGAATTCCGGAGCCGACGGTTCGCGTTCTACCGGCGCGAGGAAAAGTAGTCGACTACCAACGAGCGGAGGCGAAACCAATGGAGTACGACCGATGGGCGTTTGAGGTAGTCGACTACAGTAGATTGAAAATTTGGGGCCGGACTTCTAGGCGTTCGAAAACAATTTTTGAGTTTGATTCGGCTGTCGAAAATAAGTTTGAAGTTTGTCTATTGGGCTCGAAAACAATTTTTGAGGTTGACTACCGGCCTAAAAATGTAGTCGACGACGGACGACCCCAATTGAGGACAGGCGAGCCACCCCGACCGATGGGCGTTTCATCCCGCGCACATGAAAATGAAAAATGGCATCCCGCGCACAGCATGATGTGACTGCCCGCGCGGTAATGGACACCAGTCAGCCAGCCAGCCAACAAAACGCTCTGACCAGGTGAAACAAGATTCGCGCGAACCGCGCCGGTAAGGTAGAATCGACTTAGGCCGCGCGAAAGAGCGCGGCGATGAGTAGGCAGGGAGCGAAATGCGTACTGACTTCAGCAACGACGAAAACACCAGCCAGACCAACCCGTACGATGACGAGCCCGCGCGGTGTCTCGTCCACTGCCCGAATTGCGGTGATGATGGCTGGTGCCGCACGGACTGTGCCTACTGTGCTGAGATGGAGCAGTCATACAGCGAATGGGTCGCCACGAATGCTCACGACTGCCCCAAGCAAGCCTTCATGGACGACCCGATCACGAGCCACTATGGAGTTGGCGGAGACTTCGTAGGGAACATCGCCTGCTCTGTCTGTGATGCCCAATAGCGAAAGGAGGGTACCCTCCCAAAAGGAGGTCCCGCAATACCACCCCGAATGAATACCACCCCTGAAAGGATAGGCATCAATGGCCTACCAGAAAAAGAAGTGCCCACATGGCTGGAAAACCACCATTGATGAACTCATCACGGACATGGTGTTCTTCTCCAGTACGGGCGAATGTCCCGAATGCCGCGCGGAAGCGAAGCAGGCGGAAATCGCCAGGAAGGCAGCACTCAGCCCGCAGACACGAAATGCCGAAACCGTAGCCACGATTATCGCCGGGGTCTTCGCGTTCGTGGTCGCGGTAGTTATCATCATCCTGTATTTCCACTACAAGTAGGGAACCGGAATCATGATCCTCAAATTCCGAGTCAACAACTTCACCCTACTCAAGGCGTCGTTGCCGCCAGGCTACATCGCCGTGCGGGCGAAGTCAGCCGGCCGAAAGGATGCTGTGCGCTACGAGATCTACCATGGCGGTGCTCACACCATGGACAACTGGATCGGCGACATCGTGTACTGGCAGGACACCGCCATTTGGGACAGCCAGCCAAAGACGAATGAGCCGCAGCCATTCAAGTTCCCGGCGAACGCCGTTGACCACATTTGTGGCGCACACCTCATAGCCGAAAGCAAGCTCACTCCACCATTCTAAGGACATCACCATCATGCAGAACTCAGCACCAATCCCAGGCACAGAACCAACATACTACATCCCAGAGTTTGGACCTGAGGAAACCATAACAATAGCCAACCTTGAGGTTGGTGACTTCGTCATCCGCATCCCGGCGCAAGACATGATTCGTGGCCTCCTGGTCAATAGTGCCGTGCGCACCATCCAGGACAAGCATGGCTGGATCAAGCATCACAAAGGACAGAAGGGAGGCACACCAGTCTCGGGAAAGGAGATCAGCTTCCAGACAGAACGCACCAGGACATTCTCATGGCCTGACCATTACAGCGTCATCGTGCGCAGGCCAATCCTCCAACCTGACCAGGATTAGGAGATTCCTCGCGCGGCGAGTAGACTAGCCCTAGGTCGCGAACGCCGACGAACGGAGCGGAAATGCCGGAGAATGACGAGTACGAGCTGACGCTGGATGAGTGCCTTAGCCAGGTCATCCTAAGGATGTATCATGGCGAGCTGTTGTCGAAGGATGATCCGTCCTACCCGGACGCCGTAGCCAGAATCCGCTTCGACAATCCGCACTCGGCGACTGGCTGGGCAACCACGAGCAATCTTGATGGCCGGTTCGAAGATATCAGCTACGTCAGCCAGCCGTGTACCCTGGTCGTGAAGATCCACTAGGAGCCAAATCGAATGAAACATCCACTCCCGATCGGAACCCTAGTCACCTTTAGCGTCGATGGCATCTTCGATATCGACGGCTACATCTACGACACCGTAGGTGCTCCCACCACGGAACAGCCAGACCGTGAATTCGCAGAACATGGCTGGTACTTCGTCATGAGCGACACCAACCTGTATGAGGTTGTCCCATCCCTGATCCGCCTGCGAACGCAAACGGACACTACCCCAATGACGACACTTCAGGAGATTGAAGACGAGGAATGTTAACTAGACGTACCGCGCCCGATCGGGTAAGCTAGGCGTAGACCGACGAACGAAAGGCGAGAAATGACCACCCAAGCCGAATCAACCACCGTCCCCACGCGCCGTCGTGGCCGCCGTACGGACAAGAACGCCGAGTCCAACCAGGGACCGTCCGGCCGCTCCGGTCCTGAGACGGTGACGACGACGGGCAAGCCGAAGGTTGTCCCGATCAAGAAGGAAATCCCGGCAACGCCGCTGACGCCTGCCCAGAAGGCTGCCGCTACCCGCGCGGCGAAGGCGCAGGCGATCAAGGAGCAGTCGGAAGCGCTAGCCGCCGAACTGGAGAAGGCGAAGCAGAAGGCAGCACCCAAGGAGCCGCGCGTCACCGGACACCGGATGTGGGCAACCAAGGAGATTCCCGGTGCCATGCTGCGGTTCACGAAGTGGATCAATCGCGAGTTCCCCGAATTCGGCGGCGACGTTGACCCACGAGTGGTTATGGTTGCCTCCAAGGCATACCGGTACTTCCAGAACTCAGACCTGAACCCGTAGGACTAGCAAACAATACCCTGCCGTCGGAGGGGCGGCAGGGTCTTCCAACTACGGAGAAACGGAACATGAAGAAACTCAGTCGTGAAGTAAGCTTCCGCGTCGTGAACAAACAAGATGACCCGGAAAAGGAGGCAATCAGCTTCATCGCCAACGCGCTCATGAATATGAAGCCAAACACCCCTCTACATTTTGACGACGAGGGCGACGGCAGGTACACGAATGTGACCAGGCCGGGGAAGAACAAGTGGAAGGTCAGCTTCCGCCCGATCGGTGACAATAACGATCGTCGCCAATACTACGCGAACGCGACTGACACTGCTGTCGCAATCTACTTCAAGGAACACAACCAGCAGGAAACAGTCGAGGCATTCACTCCGGACGATGAATTCATCCGGAACTTTAACGAGTACATCAACAACCTCCGCAAGACGGCGTTCGACAACAAAACCGATCGCACGGCAAGGTTCCGTGCCCAAGCAGAACTGGAGGACATGACCGACGGCCACTGGGATGGCCACCGTACTGACGATCCGCCAGTCCACTGGTGATAACACCACCCAGCAGCGACTTGAGCAAGCAGTAATCACGATTCGCTTTCGAGCCGTCGCGCGGGTAGGCTAAGCGTAGTCGCCGCGCGGCGGCCGGAACGGAGAAACAATTATGACCGGAAACTTCGATTGGGCACTCAAGGAGCCAATCCTAGTCACCGCACTAGATGACGGAAACAGGTATCACGTCGCGCGGATCAATGAATCGGGCGATCTCGATATCTCATTCAGCCAGGACGGCAAGCAGATGTTGTTCGACGGCGAGTTCATCGATGTCGGCGACGACTTCATCCAGTACGTCTCAATCTTGGACGAATACTACGAACAAGGCGGCGAACCAAACAAGACAATTCGCCAGGAACCATTCGAGGAGCAGTAGCAATATGAAGTACATCCTGATCAGCGTCGAAGACGACAAGTACGACGCGCTCTTGGCGCACTACCAGAACCTGGCCAAGCATCCGGCCAGTAGTGTTGTGGCTGTGGAAGTCAGCAACCTGGAAGTCCCCGGCCCGTACTCCGAATATATCCACAACCTGATGCGCCGGTCACTCGACAAGGATCTGACCCGCGAGGAACGGTATCGTGCCCAAGCAGAACTGGAGGACATGACCGACGGCCACTGGGATGGCCACCGTACTGACGACCCACCGGCAGCTTGGTGGGACATCAATGACCCGGTGACCTGACCCAACAACTGAAACCCAGCCATTCGGGGAGTGGCTGGGCTTCAACACATAGAAACAAAATTAGACTTCGCGCGTCCGCTCGGGTAGACTCCTCTTAGGCCGGAAAAGTCCGGCCGCGAGAAAGGCGAAGGAAGCAATGCGACAGACATCACGCAGGATGACGATTAACTTCGTCAACGAAAACGGCTTCGATGACGAAGAGGCGATCCGGGCATTGGCGGGACTGCTCAAGGGACTCGATGTCGGTTGCGGTGTCGATGTTGAGGCCGGTGCCGACTACGCGGAGATTATCCGCGTCAAGATCGACAGCTGGGTGGTCGTCTTCCGCAATGTCGGAGATGAGCCTAACTCTGCCGGCTACAGTAAGGCAAAGAAGGCGGCCGTGGCAATCTACTACGGCAAGCACTTCCAGTAACCAAACCCGAACGCCCGGCTCCCTACGGAGCCGGGCAGTATGGAGCAGAAATGCCAATCGACAACAACAAGCTCCAAGAGAAGTGGAAGCGTGAGCGTGACGGCTTTGCGCTTAATCTCTTCGAGTTCAACACGACACTGGCCGCGCGGGTCGCCCTTGGACACGGAATTGACCGGGAGACCGTGGCGGCCATTCTCCACTCCCTGGCCGAGGCGATCAGAACGCAGGACTGCGCCGAGTCAATGTCGCCAGTCGATGACGGCAGGACACTTGAGGAAATGTGCCTGGATGTTCCTTCGGCCCCGTCCGGCGGGAACTGATCAGGATTCGACTTCCGCGCGCCTAGGGTATAGACTAGCCCTAGGCGTTCGGGTAGCCGGACGGAACGAAAGGCGAGAAACAGAATGTCTCTTGTAAGCGCGGAGGATCTCGATACGTCCCCGCCAGAATGGCTAGTGGATGGGGTGATTCCGCTGGTAGGTGCGGGATTCATCTGGGGGAAATCGCGGTCGGGAAAGTCGTTGTTGACCAACGGCGAGCTAGCTCTGGCTATCGTGAACGGTACCGATTTCTTCGGACGCGAGGTCGCCAAAGGGTCGGTCGCTGTCTGCCTGGGTGAAGGTCTCTACGATGCCGGAATCCGGAAGCAAGCTCGGCTAGCCAGGGAGATGAATGACCGGACACGGATCGCGGCTCATCTTGCCGAAGCGAGGAATGACGTCAGGGTCGGAACTCAATGGATCGATGACCAGCCCCCGTATACGGACGACAACCTGTACTATATGACGGAGCCGTTCATCCTCCCATTGGAGAACAAGGGCAACCCAAGCCAGTCTCTCCGTGCGGCGGCCGACGCCTTGAAGCAGATTCCAGATCTTCAGCTCGTGATTCTGGACTCATTCTCCGACTTCACTCCTAGCCTGTCCATCTCCAACGACGCGTCCGCGAACCGGGCGATTGCGGGAATGAAGTTCCTCGTCCGCGAGCTAGACTGTGCGGTCATAGCAGTAGCTCATCCAGTCGGTGACGGCTCTAAGATGCTCGGTGCGGGCCGTCTCTTTAACGCGGCCGACTTCGTCATCCAGGTTCAGCCGGAGGAAACTCAAGGCAGAAGTGGACCGTCCGGTGCGAGCGTCATCTGCGAGAAGAACAAATACGGTCGCCCCTTCGAGCCATTCGGCTATTACATCGAGCCGTGTGCCTGGTATGAACCCTATTTGGATGACGATGGTAAGCCGACTGGCGAACAAGCACTCATCCGTAGCGCGACGATCCGCTCGGCCAACAGTGAAGCCATCACCCAAACCAAGCCGACCGAAAAGCCAGCTCTCCCAACCTTCATAACCACTCAAGACGCTAGCCGTAAGAAGCGTACCGGCGTTAGGACAGGAAAGTAATGATCTACCTCATCATATGGCTAGTCCCAATGATCTTCAGGCTGGCCGTCTTCATCCTGACCCTCGTCTTCCGCCTTGTGTGGCTGATCCTGAAGGTCACCTGGTTCGTGACCAAGTGGCAGTATATCATCCTCTGGCTCCTGATCTGCCTTCCGTTCCGCCGAACGATGAAGATCCGCGCGACAAATAAGGTCCGCCGGATCGACAACTACGAGTCCCAGATCCGCGAGCACGTGAGGAGTAGGTAGGAATGAACGGCTTCGATGAACACCTCGACAATTACGGCGATCCAGCACCAAGATGCGATCACCCGGTAGATCAAGACTACCTATGTCCATGGTGCGAGGCAGAACCAGATGATGAGTACACAGAAAAGTGGCAAATCAACATAGAGCAGGTTACGCAGGAAATTATGGATGGGATGGATTGCTACAATCCGTCCCGATTCGAGAAGCACATCCGGAATGTCCTGGCACGGTATGCCGCGCCAGAAAAGGAGCAGTAATGGAAAACAATCACGTACCCGGAGAACAGGCCATCGTGATCACCAACCCGGCAAGCATCGAGATGGCGCGGCTAGTGGCCATACGTGGCGCGCTACGGCTCGAAGTCGCCGGAATGAGTCGCAGGGGCCGCAGTGCTCGCGTCCTAGCCAACGAAGCAATGGGCACGAACATCCGGACAAAGGCCGCGACGTACGAGGCATTCAATACATGGCTGGTCTCGCGCGGTGCTCAGGATCGCCCGTTGGGGAAGAAGGTGTAGGCGTAATGGGCATCAATGTTCGTGGCAATGCGAAGGCTATTGCCGAAGCATATGCCGAGCTAGTCAATACACAGGCCAAGTACCATACGGCCGAGGTCACCGTCAAGGAGTATGACAATGGCACAATATACTTCCTGAACATCAAAGGCAAGAATATATTTGCTCAGGATCTGTACGCAGTTGGCTGGCTACAGAAGAAGCCTGGACAGCAAGGACCACAAGTCAGGTTCATACACGGCCTTGCGCAAGGATACGGCAAGCGCGCAAGACAGACAATCAATATCAGGAGTATTAGTGAACTCGACTCCTGGATCGCGATCGTCTGTAGTATTTGGGATATCTGACAAGGCCGTAGGCGGCTCCTACGGCGCGCGGGAACCGGTACGTACCGGAATACTCCCGATCGGGGAAAACCCCGTAGCGTCCGGCTACGCCGCGCGTAGCGGGTACGGCGGGAAATCCGCGCCCGTAAACGGCTCTAGGACGAACCCTAGCGCGCCGGTAGCGGGAACCGGTAGGGTAGGTAAGCCGAGCCGTAGAGCGCTTCTACGGTCCTGACAGGAAGGCGAGCAATATGTTCTATGTCCTCGTAAAGTTCAAGAGCTATCCAGAGCCCATTATGATGGGAACCAAGAGTCTTCAGTCAACCCCGATGTTGGCAACAATGGATGACGTCGAGTGGGTGTCGCCGTCAATATCGAACGGCAATGCTCTAGTGTACAGGCATGAGCTTGGCGGCGATATCCTGGAAGGCGCTAATGACTACTACATCTCGGCGTACCGGCCGAAGCCGCCAGTTCCCGCGCGGCAAGATCAGGAGGAGCTAGCCAAGCAAGCCACTAATTGGGAAACAGTCCAGATAACAGCACGCAAGTTCGGCTTTAGCGCAGAGTAGGACAGGACATGGAACTCGACAAGGTACTCGACAAGATCCGCGCCCTCATCAACAAGGCGGAATCACTCGAAGCTAGTGGCGATAAGCTGGCGATGAATGAGGCTGATGCCTGTCGCAAGCGTGCTGATGAGATGATGCAGAAGTATGCCGTCGAAGAATGGCAGACTGTCCGCGCAGCACCTACGGCAGCGAAGCCTACCAGGATCAAGATCGATTTGGGAGATGGAGATAACCCATTCCTCCTTGAGATCGCGACTCTGGTCAACATCGTAGCGAAGTTCACGAAGTGCTCATCCATCTGGATGACCGGGAGCGGTTACCAGAGCTACATCCAGGAGTACGCCTGGGTATATGGGTATGAGTCGGATCTCCGGTACTTTGAAATGTTGTTCACCGTCATCCACCTCCACATGGGCGGCGCCATCTTCCCGAAGCCAGATCCCAACAAGACCTTGGGGCAGAACGCCTATGAGCTCCACAACGCAGGCTTGAATTGGTTCGATATCGCAAAGGCGTACGGCTGGTATCAGGTACCGCCCGCACCGGGAGAGCCCAGAGATATGTACGTGAACCGCGAGACAAACGTACGGGCGAGCTGGGCCCGATCGATCGGCAGGATTAAGGCGGCCTACTCGGCTGAAGTTTCATCCCGCGCGGAAGTGCCATTGAGAATTCCTCCCTCGGGATCAGAGACGTACCGGCGCAACGCGGCCCAGGGCTACCTGGCTCGCATCAACCAGCGGCTTCGCGAGATCTCCGGGCAGCGCGGGTCGGGCGCGGAGCTGGTGCTGGCGGACAAGAGCCAGAACATCACGGCGGCTATGGCCGAGGACTTCCCAAAGATGAAGGCAGGACTCGGCAAGAAGGTGACGTACAACCAGGCAGCATGGTCAAAGGGAGTAAGCCACGCTAATACGGCAGCCTTGAACCCGGAAGCACAAGCAGGACAACGCAAGGAACTAGGCTAGTAACACGCGACTAGGCATCGCGCTAGGATCGTCCCTACCGTTCGCGCGACGCGCGGTTAGGGGTAGCCTACGTTCCGAGTTAACCGGCGCGTACGGCTTCCCTAGCCGCGCGGGAAGGGCTATAATCGAGAGAGGTAGCCGACGGAAACGGCTACTGGAAAAAGGAGGGTTACCCTCCTGAGGAGGGATACGCCATGACGACATTTCTAACAGCGGTACCGGCGTACGGCCGAGACTACAAGACGAAGACGGAAGTGCTTGCTGCCTGGAACTCTGGCTGTGACTTCCAGATTCAGAGCTACAACAGCAGTGCCTACGTAAACAAGGACAGTGACCTTGAAGGAGTGTCCCTGACGATCAGGTACAGCAAACTGTCGAAGATCGTCCAGATCCCAAGCAAGAAGTAAGAGCGTGATATGGACTACCTTACCGAGGATGCCATCGCGAAGTTCAGAACGATGGAACATCTCCTGTTCCGTCTTGACGTAGCCGAGTACGCACTGGAGAAGGCTCTGGCCGAACAGATAGACATGAATGCGTACTTCATCGAGACAGAGAAGATCCGTACCGACTTCGAGGCAAGGCGCAAGGCGTATGTTGCTTCCCATAGATTGCCACGCTAATGGCACGCATATGCGAAGTCAAGATTAAGCCACTCATGATTCCGTGCGGCAATCCTACTGACATGATGTATGAGGCAACATGCTCCCTAGGGCATATCACAATTAAGTGGGCATGTCAGGAATGTGTTGACAAACCGTACCCTACATGTGGCGCTTGTGCGAAAGAAGGCAGGAAGTACTCGCCTGTCGATTTGAAGAAAGTAGAGGAAGGCTAATGCCAACAATGCCAATTCTGATAGCCAAACACGATGCCAGCGGTGTTTGGGACTTCGAATGCCCACTTCATGATCCGCCATTCACGACTCGCGCGGTAAGCTCACCGCGTCACGCGCCTACCATCCTGAAGGCGCATATGGACGTACAACATCCAGGAGTATCCGTCTGGATACAGACAATCAGCCAGTTCTCCGGAACTCACAAGCACAAGTATACCGCGCCCGAAAATGTCACGAGGACTCTGTTATGGATAGGAACATACGAGTCCGCAATGTAGTAGTTTGCGACATCGGCCCGCATCAAGGCATGTACCGGGCGGACGTTACGGCAACTGTCTATCTCACACCGGAAGAATTGGCCGACTACTACGCCAGCGAATTCGACATCATCATCAAGCCGAAGGAAGAGGAGATCAAGTAATGCCCTACATTGTGACTAGTGTGAATGTTCCGGCCAAGTGGCGCACCATCTACCGGATCACGAACGAGTATAGCAATGAGTACGTCGGCAACGTTATCATTCACGGCCGTAGGCGTAAGTGGTCATTCACCTCCGAGACCGGCACACAGCTATCGGCGAAGACATCCGCGCGACAGATTAACGGCATGAAGCAGGCTATACGCGACTACTTGCTAAAGCCATACCCGATGCCGGGAATCGAGGCCGAGACGTCAAACGCCAAAAACCCGTGGGCCGGATGGGGTGACAAGGAAGAATCTGAACCCGAGGCACCACAACAAAAGAATCTCTGGGGCGAAGAAGAAACAAGGCCAGACAACCCAGAATGGGATTTCGAGTAAATGCCCGAGCTAATACGAGATGTGGCAACCACTATCTTCAGTCTATGGCTTGCCTGTATCCTTAACGGACCAGAAATGGGCTTCGTCATCGTACTCGCAGCCACGCGCCCATTCGTCGAATTCGTCAATCGGTACTCATAGGAGAAACGATGCCGCCAACAAGTAAGATCGGCGACCCAGTTCGCGACATGATCCGGGCGTCAGTTCAGCACCACCTACTTCCAAAAGACGAGGCACCACCCCTTCATCCAATTCCTGAAGGAGTAGTGTCCGTCGAAGCAAGAGCAATTACACCACATGGAACACGGATTACAGTCACCATGGAAACCGGCGGCCCACGTTACTTCTGGGTAAAGGTCACGGAGGAATGGTGAGGTGAAACCAGGAACACGGGTGACCGTAAAACTACAAGGAAGCGATTCGCTGTTCGGCGGCAGAACTGGCACGGTAATCCCGATGAATAGTGAGCCTTGGGATGTCTGGGTGAAACTTGACAATCCTGTACCAGGTACAAACAACTACGCATTCGGGTTTATGGAAGATGAAGTTGAAGTCCTTGCGGACGATTCGACTACGCGGCCGGAGTAGGCTATACTCGGCTTAGGCGGTAAAGAGCCGTCGAAGAGTAGATATGGAATAGAACGTGGCTATCAAGTGTGGCAAGGGTCACCAGCACGAGACGATCGCGGAAGTGCGCGCCTGCTATGGCGTGACGGAGCCGAACCTAAATAAGCACCGGCCGAACAAGTACGCAGGCCCATGCGCGCGGTGCGGCTTCGACGTTCCGGCCGAGACCGGCCAGATCTCCAAGAACAACGATGGCAAGTGGGTAGCTTCCCACCTCCTAGGAGAATGCCCCACAAAGGCGGATGCTCAGGCCCAAGGTTCATGGCCAAAGCTCGAAGCCCCAAAGTTCCAGGACGCCGATTACTCCGAGATCCCGCGCGGCCACTATGCGACCGTCAGCCGATCCGGCCGGAATGACTTCGACTTCTGGCGGGTCGATCGCCCCGACAGCGGCACCTACGCCGGGCGTACGTTCGTAAAGCGCATCGTCGGCGGCAAGCCAGACCTGAACGTCTCAAAGGCGACCAAGATAGCCGCCCTGGAAGCTATCCTCAAGGAAGGTATTGAGGAGACTGGTTTCCGGTACGGTCAGGAACTCGGCAACTGTCGTCACTGTAATCGTCACCTTACTGACGAACTGAGCCGCTCACTCAGCGCCGGTCCCGAGTGCCGCGCTAAGAAGGGGTAGTCATGGATGTCGTCTATATCCCAACTTTGAGCCGCACAGACATGCTCAAGAAGACCGTGCCACAATGGATCGATCAAGGTCTTCAGATACGGCTCGTGGTCGACCGCGCCGAGTTCAGCATACATGATAAGCTAAAGAGGGCAGAGGATTGGGGTAGGGATGTCTACATCTTGCCTCTCCCACTCTCCGGACGCGGTATGGGTTACGCGAGAAACTTCATCGTACAGCACGCAAAGAAGACATCCCTCGTCTCAATCATCATGAGCGATGACGATGTCCACATACACACGAACTCGAACGCAAGCCTCCTCCTAGAAGAGGCAGAGAAGCCAGGAGTCCTCGGAGTCGGCGCAATCAGATCCCTTCATGACAGATTCACGAATGGCGCGATCTCCAAGAACCACGGCGCTATCCTGTGTCCTGGCGGATGGGGGTTCACCATCCACGGACTCAACATCGAGACCGCGCTTGCTTGCGGAAACTTTGACCCGAAGCTACATTCATTCGGAGAGGACGCCGAGCTGGCGCGGATGGGAATCATCAGAGGTATTCCGTGGCGCGTACACTGCGATGTCGAATTCGTATCACTCAACAAGCGGCTCGATCCCGGAGGGTTCTCGGCAAAATACCAAACACTAGAAGCACGACTAACAGCAGAATTGGAATGCCGGAAGATCATCCACAGAAAGTGGCCCAACTATACTTCCATCCCGGAAAAGAAGCCGCGTGTGGCATGGCAGAAACTCCTGAATGACTACATACCTAACTGGAAGGAAGCATCCGCAATTCACGGCGGATCTCTCGATCGACTGGAGATGACAGGTGGCGTATAAACCAGTTGCCCACATGCGTGAGTCGAACAAGACTCTCTCACTGCTGAACGGCGAGTCGAAACCATCCGGAACAAAGAACAAACTTCCAAAGTACTCCAAACTCATCCATAAAGTTTACGGTGTTGACATCAACGGATTCGTAATCACCGTCGTAGTCATCGAATGCATGGGTACTCGTAGCAGGCATAAAGAATTCTATGCTATCCAGTACAGGGAAGTAAACCGAGTCATCGACCAGAACAGCAAGATGATTCGGCAATTCAGCGGTATCGACGCGCGCCTACGGATGGACGATGAAATGGTGAGTGTACTCTCCCTACTTGAGGGAAGCCGGATCGCAGCAGAAATGAGGGGTAATGCCTAGAAGTGTGTTGATGCTCATAACCGTATCCGACATAGGACACATGACGGTCGACGTACGTGGACCGGTCAAGGACAAAGATGGCATCCTCCAGATCCTCGAATCCGCGCGAGAACTCGTAGAACAAGGCAACTTCAGATCAGGACCGGGAAGGACATCATAATGGCAAAAAGCAGCCCCGACATCACCGGGGAACGTCGGCTCGCGTACGAGATCAGAAACAAACGTGATACGATCTTGTTCGCACTCGACAATCGTGACGCACACCCAAGTACCGCGCGGATCACGGACATACGACGCGAACTGTCTGTTCTACAGGGTATGGTCTGGGCATACCTATACGCAACCGAGAAATGGACGCATAACACACACCTCGAACTTACGGTATATACCAACGATATGGCTATGCTCTGGCTTAGCGTTGACCTTCTCAAGATGCGTAACCGGGCGTACGGAAAGCCAAAAACCAAGTCTGCACAAAATTAGCTTTCGAGCGGTCGGTAGGGTATACTAGGGGTTATGAAGGCGATCGTAACGACGGACGGTAAGCGCGTCCTTGCGAAGATAGATTATGCCGGGGGCAAAGGCCCTCGGGCAGCCAAGAATGTTCCCGGCGCTCGCGCGGACTGGGACAAATCGGTAACTCCAAACATATTCCTCGGATGGTCGTACCCGCTGACGATGGATACCTGTCGGGCACTCCGTAAGGAATTCGGCGATGAGCTAGAGATTATGCCTCGCCTAATTGAATGGGCTCGCGCGGCTGTCGCCAAGGAAAATCAACTCGAAGACATTCGCGAGGAAAAGATCCATAGCGTCACCTTTCCGCGCGTCGAACAGGAAGCACCGGCGCTCCTCGCGGCGATGCGGAATCGCAAATACCAGCTAGTTGGATCGGCCTTCATACTCGCCGGTAAGCACGTAATCCTTGGTGATGATCCCGGCCTAGGCAAGACGCTTCAGGCACTAGCGGCCCTGATCGAGAATGATGCCAAGGAGATCCTTGTCGCCTGTAGGCGTACCGCTACCCGTACCGTATGGGAACGTGAGACGATGCGCTGGGCACCAGGAATCGCAACGTTCGTCGCTCAGGGGAATCACGCTGAGCGCGAAGCGGTAATGAATGACTTTGCCGATCACTCGGTAGAGATACCCGGTACCCGGAAGATGCTGATCATCAACATCGAGATGGTCCAGGCTAAGCGAACGGAAATCTGCCCATCAAGTCCGGACGGTATATGCCCATTTGGAGACGGCCGTCCTCCGTACGGACACGAGAAGCATATATACAAAGCAACTCCGAAATGGCCATTCCTTATGGAACGTGAATGGGATGCGATCATCTTCGATGAGAGCCATAATCTTCTGGCCAGTACCGCTAATATTCAGAGCAAGCGCATAACACAGGCTAGGTTCGGCGCGGTACAGATTCGCAAGAAACTTCGGCCGGGCGGCCTAGCAGTAGCGCTATCCGGCACTCCGTTCCGAAGCAAGCTTGAAAAGGGATGGGGGACGCTCAACTGGCTGGATGGCAAGGCGTTCGGTAGCTACTGGCGATGGGCAGAGACGCACTTTGGTGTCGAAGAAGGTCGTTACGGCAAAGTTGTTGGTAACGGTAACAAAGTCCTAGAACCGCGCGACCCGGAAGCATGGGACCGAATGCTCCGGCCATACTACATCAAGAGAGAGAAGAAAGATGCGGCACCTGATCTCCCGCCAATCAACTACGCAGGAACTCCAATCGACTCCGACGATCCGAACAGTCAGTGTTACGTTCAGCTTGACATGGAGCAAGTCCAATCCCGAGCATACTGGAGTATGGAGGATCTCGCCGAGGCAACTCTTCAAGACGGCGTTCGCATCACTGCGGCAGGAGTCCTCGCCGAGATCACCCGACTCCGACAGTTCGCAACAGCCTCTCACGTAGTAGGGGAAAGCAGGCAACACCTCGTCCCGAGGATGCCGTCGAACAAGATCGAGTGGCTTACCGATTTCATCCAGGAGCGCGAGGATACCGGCGCGAAGGTAGTCGTCGCGAGCAGCTTCTCCTCCATCGTCCACCTCGCTGCGCAACAGATCAGGAACGAAACCGGCCTGGAAGTTCTGACGCTAACCGGCGATACAAGCGACAGGGACCGCATGAATCTCGTCGCGCGGTTCCAGGACCCGAACGATTCCCTCCGGGTAGTCGTTCTGAACCGTGACGCGGGCGGGGAAAGTATAACTCTAGACGCCGCCGATGAGATGGTTGTCCTGGACATGCCATGGATATCCGACCGGGATGAACAATTGTTCTCCCGTATCCACCGCGTATCCAGGATGCATCAGGTCACGATCTACCGGCTCGTTTCCATAGGCACTATCGATCAGTGGATCGCGATGCTGAATGAAGATCAGCGCGCGGTCGTAGCTACTGCTAGTCCCAAGAAGCTCAGCGAGATGGCTATCGCAGGAAAGGAAGCATAATGACGAGCGAGCCGACCGAGTTCGATCTCGATAACAAGTGGTACGAAGCATTCGCCGATGCCGTCCATAAGACTGGCAAGAAATGGCCAGATCCCCTAACAACAGAAGAATACACGGAGTGTGAGCGTTACGCTGACTCCATCGTGCGCAGGCCAAAGGATGACCGGGGATGACGAAACTTCAAATCGACTACATCATGGATGGTATCGACACGGAACTGGAAACGTTCCAGTGGTGCTATGGCGTCAACCGGGGCGACAACCGGGGAGAGGTCACCCTCGACCGCAAACAGGTTAGGCTTGTCCTAGAGGTATGGACATCCGACAATGATGCTCCGGACGATGACGAGCTGAAGCCGCTACTCGTCTCGATTGACGTCACGTACGAGGAACCGCGCGAGCAGATACGTAACCTGATCCACCAGTACATGTGCCACGAAGCCGACGAGCAGATGTGGTTCGGCGACGAACGCCCCTTCTACCCGCACTAACAGGAGAGCAAGTGACTTCGAAGACCGGCAACATCATCGTCAACGTCTTCCTGGCAGTAGTGATATCAATTGCCACACTGCTAATCCTGTCTCTACTAACCATAGTCATGTTCCCCGGAATCGTCAATCACTTCATTCACGGGTAGGAACAATGTCGACAATCGGCGTCATTCCGACAAGAAAAATTCTCGTATCGCGCTACGGCTTTTCCCCGGCAAACGCACGATTCATTACCGGGTACACGATAGATGACGTGCGAAAACCGTCAAAAGAATGGAAGGTTCCGAATTCGGATGGCTTCATTACCCTCCGTTATGTCGATCCGGGCCGATTCGAGCTAGAGGACCACACCGAAAGTTCATCGAGAAAGGGGGTAGCCATCCTACCGCGTCCGGAGTATAATCGGAAGGGTAACGCGAAAGTGCCCCACCCCAGAAGGGATTCCCCCATGCCAGCCGCACGAGGACGCAGAGCCGCCCAGGTCGCACCGCCAGAGCCTGAGCCCGAAGAGAATGGCCAGGTCGACTTCCAGCGATACCTGGACAAGGACCTGTCCCCGACGATGACCGACTACGTGACCTGGTTCGAGGACAACGTCGCCGCCCTGGAGGATGTCCCCGTGGACAAGCTCCTGTCGCTCGGCTCCGCCCTGTACCCGCACTTCCAGAAGTCCGAGTTCAATCTCAGTCAGCGCGAAGCGCGCAAGTCCGAACGTGCCGCGCGGGAACCGGAACCCGAGCCTGAGCCTGAGCCCGAACCGGTCAAGCGCGGTCGCGGGCGTCCGTCCAACGCATCCAAGGCGGCAGCAGCAGCACCGGCACCAGCCCCAGCTCCCGCACGGCGCGGTCGCGGTCGTCCCCCGAAGGCAGCGGCAGAGGCTCCCTACTGACGCCAAGCCCGGTCTCTCGGAAGCCCGCCCGCCGATGATTGACCGGGCTTGGTCCAAATGGAATCCTGAGCGTCCTAGACGGTGATGTTCCACCCCGGCCTTTGCCGTCTAGGACCCTGAAGACTTCAGATGGAAAAGGGGTGATGCCAAATGAATGACCTACCTACGCTACGCACCAGCGAACGTTCAGTATTTTTAAGCGATGCCCACAACGTTGGTGGTGGGAATACCGCCAAGGTTACCGGCAGCGTTCCCCGCAAGCGGATGCCCTATGGTTTGGAATAGGCATTCACGAAGCCCTAGCGCAGTGGTACCTAAAAGGCAAACGTCGCGGTCCACATCCGGCCGATACCTGGGAAGCATGGTGCGGCGAGGAAATAGCGTTCGCGCGGACATATCTTGACGATACGTTCGATGAGCCGATATGGTATGATGCCAAGGAACTAGGCATCGCTATGCTTGAGGAATACACCGACTATTACGGCCGCGATACGCAATGGGACATAATCTCAATCGAACAGCCATTCCGTGTTCGCATCACTCGCGACGGTACGCCTATCGCCTACTTCATATCGCGATGGGATGGTGTACTTCGCAACGCCGAAGATGGCAAGGTATACCTTCTTGAGAACAAGACTGCCTCGCAAATAACCCTCGCCTATCTTGAACTTGACGATCAGGCCGGTAGTTACTGGGCAGTAGCATCACAGCTTCTTCGATCGCAAGGCATTCTGAAGCCGAATGAGCCTATCGCGGGCATCATCTACAATTTCCTCCGTAAGGCGAAGCCGGACGAGCGCCCGATGAACGTAGATGGCCTTCATCTAAACAAAGACGGCAGCGTCTCTAAGAAACAACCTCCGCAGGCATTCGTACGCCAAGTCATCGAACGTTCCTCGAAAGAGCAGCGAACTCAACTTGAACGGATAGCCGACGAAGTCGCCGTCATGAATGCCATCCGTAAAGGCATCCTCCCAGTAACCAAGACGGTAACGAAAGACTGTACGTACTGTCCGTTCTGGACTCCTTGTACCCTTCACGAGCGCGGTAGCGATAGCTACAAAACAGTCCTCCGGAACAACTACAGACAAGCAGACCCGTACGCCGACATGAGGAAGGCTGCGTGATGTACGCAACTGGATGGATCTACCTCGCAGCCCAATACGAGCGGAAGGAGGAAATGCGCAAATACCGGGATGAACTTTCCAGCCTAGGTCTTAACGTGACATCCCGCTGGATTGACAACGAAGGGCAAGATGAAGGTCTCGGCATAAATGACCTTGACGTAGAATACCGTAGAGGTATCCTGCCGGCCCTCACAGACACAGAAGACATCGCGCGAGCGGACGTCTTCATCATGTTCACGAACGGACTCGGCCGAGGTGGTCACCACACGGAACTCGGCATAGCGCTCGCCATGAACAAGGAGATCTTCATCATAGGCAAGCGCGAGAATGTATTCCACTGCTTGTCGGCAATCACCATCTTCCCGGACTGGGAAACCTTCATAGTATGGCTACAGGAGCAATAATGGCACCAACACGAGGCCTGCGCGGTGCTAGGGGAGTTGCCCGCCAGTCAGCCAAGCAATCCCGAGAAGCCCCGCTCTCAATGATGGAGGCGGATGTCGAAATCAAGGTTGAGAGTCTAGCCGATTCCGGACAAAAAGCAACCAAGAACATCCTCATTCATGGACCGTCCGGCCATGGCAAAACACTACTCGCGGGCGGCGCGGCCGACGGTACCCGCAATGTCTGGTTCTTGTCGACCGAAACTGAAGGGATCGCATCCGCGCGGTCAGTAGGCAGCCAGGCTCAGCTAATCCGCGCGCCGACATGGGAATACGCAGTAGCAGGTGTGAAGTGGGCGGAACAGAACCTTACGTCCGACGACTGGATCGCGGTCGATTCCGGCACGAAGATGCAGGAATTGTACATGCGGTGGATTCTCTCGTATGAGAACACGGTCAACCCGCTCCGTGACCTAGACATCCCGGCAATCCAGAACTACCAGAAACACCAGAACGGCTTCAAGAGGTGGGTCGATCGCCTCATCGATGGTCAGTTCAACGTAATCTTCATCACGACTTCAATGTCGGCCGACGATGCCGAAGGTGAAGAGCGAGTCATTCCCCACCTTATAGGCAAGAAAGGCGAGATCTCGGATTATGTCTCAGCGCAGTTCTCCGTAGCACTATATTATGCCGTCGCGCGGGAATCTAGGGATATGCGCGGCCCGGTCGTCCGGCGTGCCCTAGCCCAGCCTTACCCTCCCTGGTACGCGAAGGACCGCTACATGGCCCTGGGAAAGTTCTGGGACGTTGAGGAAGGTGACTACTTCGCGATGTCCCGCATGATCGAGGCAATCGACAAGAAGGTAGCGAGCAATGCCCCGACGCGTTCCACTAGCGCCGCACGATCTACTCGTCGATCCCGAAACTCAACTAGGTGAGTGGCTCAAGAAGCACGTAGCCAAGCGTCACGCTCACCTTCGGTACGTCACGAAAGGGGAACACACCGCAGATCACCGTCTCCATCAATTCTACCTAGATCACACTCACGAAGCAGAAAGACAGTAACATGGTTAAGCTCCGCAGGGAAGACACCGAAGACCTGGACGTCGAGGAACTGGATGCCCTTGAGTACTCGACCGAGCAATTCGACACCTACGACGGGGAAGTGCCGCCCAAGGACATCGAGCTGTCCGGCTACGTCAAGAAGATGTGGTGGACCAGGACGCAGAACGGTGACCCGATGCTCAAGGTGCTCTGGGTCGCGGCCGAGAACGATGGCGACTTCGAAGAGTACAACGACTGCCCGTTCTGGCTGAACTACGCCCTGATCGGCGGTGCCAAGTTCCGATGGGCACCGTTCATGGAGAACTATGGCTTCACCCTGAAGCAGGTGAAGAACAACACTGACGTCCAGGACAAGGACGACCAGAACGGAGCGCCCATCAACAAGATCGGCAGCTTCCGCCCCGGCGAGGAAAACGACGAAGCCTGGGCGCGTATCATCACCGACCGGGAGCGGTACAACGGGGAATGGAAGTCCGCCGTCAAGGAATGGCTTCCATGGGAGGATAGTGAGGAGCCGCAGGACGAGGCAGAAGAAGAGGAGGAACCAGAAGAGGAAGAGGAGCCAGAACCCGAGCCGGAACCCGCTAGGCGCGGCGGAAGAACAACGTCCCGCGCGGCCCGTAGCGCGCCGGAGAAGCCCGCCGCTAGGGGAGCGCGTACCGGTACCCGATCGGCGGCGAAAGAGCCGGAGAAGCCGTCTCCGCGCGGCGCGCGAGGTACCCGGACGGCTAAGCCCGCTGCCGCCCCGGCGCGCGGTCGTGGTCGTGCTCGCGGCGACAGCAACGAGCCTCCATTTTAGCAGACTAGCCGAAGAGATCAGGGTCATCACGGAAACTACCCACAAGGAATTCCTTGATGACCTCTGGTCCGGGAGGATTTAATGGAAGGTCCACTCGACAGCATCAGGTATCTCACCGAAGTCATCCGGAGCCTGAACACAGAAAAAGGATGGCGTGAGAAGTTCGGCGGCGACATAGTGCCGCCACGTACCGGTCCTTGGTTCGCGGCGTACGTCGCCCTGGCCCAGTCGGAACTGTCGGAAGCCCTAGACGCCTACCGGAACAAGATATGGTCTGATACAATAGACCACAAGCCGGTCGGGGTAGGTCCTGAGCTAGCCGACGCGCTCATCCGGATTCTAGACATGGCCGACATCTGGGGTATCGACCTACACTATGAGCTAGAACGCGTCATCGCGTACGGCCATACTCGACCGTACCAACATGGAGGCAGGACTCTCTAGTGGTCTGCATCATGATCCTTGGATGTGGCCCTGCAGGACTGGCGGCAGCGGAAGCTGCCGTCAGTTCCGGCCATTACGTAGTTATAGCAAGCAACAATAACGCTCCTAGCAGAATATATGGTTGTCAGTATCTTCACGCACCGGTGCCCGGATACGAATGGGTTCAACATACCCGAGTCGGCTACTGGCTAAACGGTACGCCGGAACAGTACCGACTCAAGGTTTACGGCGAGAAATGGACGGGCAAGGTTTCGCCGGAAGACTTTGTCGGAGAACATGACGCATGGGATATTCGTGCGACGTATACAGCTATGTGGGCAAGACTCCACGAACTCAAGAAAGTACGCTTCTTGAAGATTTCCCAGATCACTAATGGCGAAATTGACAGCAACGTATACCGCTTCCATCCCGAGAAGATCATCTCGACCATACCCGCGCGAGCACTGTGTCACAACAAGGCACATGAGTTCTCGTTCCACAATATATGGGCCATAGGCAGTACCTCCAGAGGGCTTGAAGCTGAAGACACGATCATATGTGACGGTACGGAAGACCATACATGGTACCGAAATGCCTGTGTATTCGGATACCGCACTACTGAATGGTCACATCCACCAACCGGCGGCGAGAATACGGCTACTGTCGTGAAACCACTAGCGACTAACTGTAACTGCTATCCACATATCTACCGGATCGGCCGGTACGGAAAGTGGCAGAAGAGCTACCTAGTCCACAAAGCATACCCGGACGTAATGAGGATTCTCCGTGACTAGCCAAATATTTAGGAACGGTGCGCTGCGCGGTGTTGTTGCTCTAGATATCGACGGCACCCTAGGCGACTACCATGGTCACTTCCTGAAGTTTGCCGAGGGATGGCTCGGCCGCACTATGCCGTCACCGGACACCATAAACCCAGGACTTCGGCTATCGGAGTTCATGAGCATAGATCATGCCGTCTACCGAAAGATCAAACTAGCTTACCGACAGGGCGGTATGAAGCGAACGATGCCGGTGTACGACGGAGCGAGCGCACTGACTGCCTGGCTCAAGGACCAGGACATCGAGATATGGATATGTACGACTCGACCGTACAATCGTTTGGACAATATTGACGAAGATACCCAGGAATGGCTAAATCGGAATCTAATTGACTTCGATGCAATTCTATGGGATGATTCCGAAGGACATGGGAAATACCACGAACTAGTTCGGCAGGTAGGACTCAACAGAATCATAGCCGCCGTAGATGACTTGCCGGAACAACTCCATCAAGCTCGCGCAGCCGGTATACAGAATCTATACCTTCGCGCACAGCCATACAACCTAAGAGGTTCTGACAGGGACGGCATGATTCGTGTCCATAGTCTTCCAGCACTCAAGTCATTCCTGAGTTTCCATATAGCCGCCTGGAAGGAAAAGACGGGCTAGTAATCGGCCCGCCCGCGCGGTATAATAGAGGTAGCCGAACTAGAAAGCCGGGTAATGAAGAAAACATTCTGCGATGTATGCGAAGAACAATGCATCAATACCACGATTACGATGCGCGCGGTAATGGTACATCACACCAGCGACGGGAAGTTTGCTGGCGAAGATGAGTATAAAGAAGTCGAGATTTGCCTAGACTGCTTCAACAAAATCAAGGAACGCGTACCGAAGGCATTCATTCTCATCCATCGCGAATTCGTCGATGAGGAAGCAAGAATGTCACCGAGCATAACAGAAGCACCAGTTCGAGTAGAAAGTACAGGACGTGGCTGAGTTCCCTCATCCCATTACGCTCTGGGATCATTTCAATATCGCGATGATCCGCGACTTCGCGCAATGGCAAGATACCGAGCCGGAGCCGAGCGCGGTATACCTCCATCTCAGCCACGGCCGTAAGCATATCGTATCGCCTCCCGGCGTCAATTGGATTCATTACGACTTCCCGGAATGGGATGCGAACAGAGGACTTATACCAGCTAACGACGAATCCGTAAGCGGTATCTTCACCTCGCACGCCATGGACCATTACGCACGTCCCATATGGTTCCTGTCCGAAGTACAGCGCGTTCTGAAGACCGGAGGCTGGTTCGTCAACATTGCCGGACACTACACCAGCGAGCTAGCACACAACTGCTTCGAACACCGTACGCGGTTCGCGATCGACGTCTGGAAGAACGCCTTCAGCGACCATTATTATGACCAGACCGGCGCGGTAGATGGCGATACCGGAATGGGATGGAAATTCGAAATCGGCTTTAACATGATCATGGGCCTGAAGGAAAACAACGTCGTCCTTGTGACGCAACTCATCAAGACCGACCACGTAGTGAGGTACGAATGACCACCAACAAGTGTCTCGTTATCGGCGGTACCTCCGGCATCGGGCAAACAACGTCCGTACTAATCGCCGAGAGGATGAAGTGTGAAATAGACACACCAACGAAGGATGAGCTAGACGTCATGTACGTACTGGATGTCGAGTCGTACATCCATGCGCATGGACCATACTCACACATCGTCTACTCGGCCGGGCTCAATGGGCTTCATTGGATTAAGGATTCTGACATTTGCGCTATAACGCACAATCTGCTCGCGGTTAACTGTACCGGATTCATCAGCACTATCTCCGAGCATATCCGCCTCTTCCCGGAAGCACCAATATCGGCCGTTGCCGTTAGCTCTGACGCCGCGCGGATTCCGATGCGCGGTTCCGTCGCCTACTGTACTTCTAAGGCCGCCTTGAACATGGCCGTGAAAACTATGGCACGAGAACTAGCACCGCGCCACAGGATTAACGCGGTCGCGCCGGGGATGGTCGAGGATACTCCCATGACGAAGTACATTGACGAAACCCTCCCCGGATTCCGTAACTGGAGCGAGTCATTCGCTCGCAAGTATGAGAAGCGAAATACCCCTACCGGCAGAAGAGCTACCAAACAGGAAGTAGCCGAGACAATATTCTGGGTCCTTATCGGGCCGCCACAAATGACCGGCGCCATCATCGAAATCAACGGAGGCAAATGATGGCCACGAATGAGAAAGGGCAAAGAGGGGTAAAACCATCAAGCGTAAAAGGACCAGATAAAACAACAACAACTCCATACGAGGGAATAAACTTGAGATGGCAAACGTGGATCACAGGAATAGATGCTATCAAGAGTGGCTATAAAAATGACTTTTTTAAAATTATACGAGATTTCCATAGGGAAACAAGTCAAGGATATATCAACAGGAATGGACCTGACAGGAGAGAAAACGCGCAGAAACAGCTAAATGATATGAAGGCAGATCTCGATGACCAACAACGACTACTAGATGAATGGAGCGGCAAATGATGAGCGAGTGGACTAGTCACGAGGAAATGGAGCAGGATTATATGCCACCGACAAAGAAGAACCTTCCAATGAAGTGGGCCGACGAGGCAATGTACGCGGCGGCTCCGCTCTCGGACGGTACCGAGCCGGTACGTCCCCGCGTAACCCTCGTATCGATGACGGCCGACCCGCTTCGGGTTATGGCAGCCGCATCGGAGTTGTACCAGGGAGGTGTCTACTCGGACCCACGACTCATCTCACACGATCAGGCCTTGAAGTGGCTAGATGGATTCCGGAAGAGCAAGATCAGCGCTCCGCTGGAGTTCATATCCCTCCACTTCTTCATCGAAGGTGTGACGCGGGCCTTCACGCACCAGCTCGTTCGGCAACGTACGGCGGTGTTCGTCCAGGAGTCAATGCGCTTCGCGGTGAAGGAGAACGCCGCATTCGAGATAGTCATGCCTCCTAGCATATCAATCCTAGCCGAAGACCATCCTATGCGCGTCCTCTGGAAGCAGGCTGATGAATATGACGCCTGGGTATATAACTCGCTAATCGCCGGCGGAATACCAGCCGAGGATGCACGAGGCCGCCTTCCAACTAACATCGCAACTCGTATTCACTACCACACCGACCTACGCAATCTAGTCAACCAGTCCGGGATGCGGCTCTGCTCACAAGCACAAGCCGAATGGAAGCAGGTCTGGGCCGAATTCATCAAGGCCATCCTTAGCTACGGCCCGCCGGAGGAATCCTGGCAACAGCGAGAGATCGGCAAGCTATTTAAGCCGGTCTGTTACCAGACGGGCAGCTGCGGCTTTAACGGCCCGGCCGATCGCTGGTGCGTCATCCGCGACCGGGTTAATGCGCACTCGGCTGCCGGAGATCCCCCGGACACCTGGACAGACATAGACCCGCGCGAGCCACTAAAGGCGAACGCAGCAAGGATGCCACAGTGAGCGAGCCGCAAGCCGAACCGGCGAAGCCGTACGACACCATCAAGACCCCCGATCAGCAAGACCACGTACACATGTGGGAAATCCTGGATGTATGGCGCCCGGCTACGGAAGCGTATCACCCAAGGATACCACAGAGCCAGGTCACAATCGTCCTAATCAAATGTAGGACGTGTGAACTCCCACAGACCGTAGAACTCCAGGGCGTATGGAGTCTCGGGCAAGTTCTCAAAGGCTATGCTCAATCACAACGCAAGGAGAAGGGTAATGTCCTTTAGCAATGATGGAATGCACGATGCTGCTTACGACTTCATCAAGAAACTAGGGGTAGAACCTACCCCCGACGCGATCGATCAGCTATCCGGCCCATTCTCGATAGCGCTACGCCTTATGTGCGAGCGCGGCTACGATCCGCTAGGATCTACCTGGGCGACGAAAGGATGGAAGGGACTCGTCCATGACATCCTAAACAAGGCGGGACGCATTAAGTACCACTCATGGCGGAACAATGACTTCGACGGGGACTCCGCCATAGACCTTATCAACTTTACGGGGTTCTATTACCGCCTCACGAACTCAGGATCTCGATGGGGCGACCTAGGGGAACCGGGATAACCATGCCAGACAAGAAGAAAATAACGGTAAACAAAACCAACGCCAAGGACATCACAAAAGACCCACGCATCATGGCCGCCATAGACCTCGTCGGGCGTACCGGAGCAAACGAGTTCCAGTTCCGATTCGCCGATGACGAAAGGCCAACAATATGGATGGCTATCGGCCGCTGGGACGATACATACGAAGTTGGTGCTAGCACTAGCCCAGATGTAGCAATATTCCGCCTACTCGATGAGATCATTGACGGCGGTACCTGTACGCACTGTAACAAGCCAGCCGGATTCGAGGAGAGCATCAATCCGATGCCTCTCAGCGACCTAGTGTGTTGGTATCAGTGGGACCCAGAACTCAAGGTGTTCCGGCGCGGATGTGGAGGAGATGATGACAAATGAAGTACGTATCACTTCATCACCACTCAACCTTCAGCCATGGTGATGGCCACAAGCTTCCTGAAGTACATGTTCAGCGGGCGGCCGAGCTAGGCTATACCGCGCAGGCACTCACAGAACATGGCGGCACCTCAAGTCACTTCCAGTTCGAGAAAGCCGCTCTGAAGGCAGGCCTGAAGCCTATCTTCGGACTCGAAGCCTACACTGGCCCTACAGACGAAACCCGCAGCCAATGGAAGTACCACCTCACAATACTAGCAGGGAGCAATAATGGATACCGTAACCTCAACCGCCTCGTCACCCAATCCTGGCGAGATCATCACTATCATCCAACAGTTTCTGGAGAAAATCTCGCAAGTAATTCAGAAGATCTTTACATACTGTCTGGATGTACTGGAAGCATGCTTGCCTGCGCTCTCGTCGGTGGCAAGGGAATACCCGAGCCTACTTCCCGAGACGGCTATGGCTGGGATGACGCACGACGCATCATCAGTCGTTTTCACAGGCTATTTGGAGCCAATTACTTTCTCGAAGTCCAGCCCTTCTATGAACTGGACAAGACATGTCGAATCAATCCTGCGTACGAACGACTCAGTAATGAGACAGGTGTACCGCTCGTAGCGACGTGTGACGTTCACTACCCGCGCCCCGAAGACTCGAACATGCAGGCCATCCTCCATGCGGTACATCGGAAGAATCAGTCAATCGACGACGCGATGCGCTCCTGGAATTATGACGTCCCAATGACCCTCCCAGAATCAGACAAGGCTCTAGGCATTCGCCTCATGAAGACTGGCCTGTCCCGCACAGCTGCCTGGGAGGCTATCCTGAACTCGGCGTATATAGCCGAGAACTGTAATGTAACCCTCCCGAAAGCCGCCCGGCTAGAATACCCAATATCCGACGAAGACTGGGAGCCATGGTGATGCCCTGGTGGTTCTGGCTATTCCTAGCCTGGAATATCCTCAACACGATACTCATCCAGATACTTCACCTGACAACTCCAACTATGACAAGAATACGGACGCTTCATGGTAAAATACACTCCGGGAATTCATACGGTAAGCATATCTGATCTCATAATAGTCATGCTCATAGCGAGATCGGCATTCAAATGGCTAAGTACAATATTCACATGGGCACTCAAGATTGCGAGGAAGCAATGGCGCCGATAGACATATACATCAGGCACTACGTAGGCCACTGTGCCATATGCGGATTCCCAGTCTTTGATATGGGCAACAGTGATGAACTGGAGCACGACTTCATGTTTAATCTCACATTCAACAGAGAATACAGTGGGAACGACTGGTTCTTCAGAACATTCCATATGGATGTGTATCGTGGATAAAGTCCAATGTCAATGTAAGGCTTTCGCAGCAATACGATGCCTATACCCGGCAACACAAGAAGACTTCCTCTGTGACACATGTCGCGAGAAGAAATGCGGCCTACTGATAACTACACCAGGACGGCAAGAACGACACGTCATCGCAACATTCGAAACGAGGCATCTCAATGAATGGACAAAGCCTGTCAAAGACAACCCCCAAGCTTGAGGGCAGTAGACCAGAAGCCGAAGAACTCCTATGGCACTGGGTCCGTCAGGGATGGCGGTACCGCAACATCGGCTCACTACCGCGCGTCGACCAGAATTGGTACGTCGATCGCATCAAGTACGAGATGTCCCTTATCCTGCCGCGCGGCCTAGCAGACTTCCTCCTATTCACATCCGATACCATGAGATGGGGCAAGGACCATGGCATCCCGTTTGGGCCGGGGCGCGGTTCTACGGCGGCTAGCGCGGTCGCCTACCTACTCCGGATTACGGAGATCCCGCCACATAAGTATAAGGGTATGCTCTTCGAGCGGTTCATCGACATTACCCGGCCCGACCCTCCGGACATCGACGTGGACTGCTCTGATGAGGATCGCTGGCGAGTCTGGGAATACCTTGAGAACAAGTACGGTTCGAATCGCGTAGGACATGTAGCCAACTTCGTCAGGTATCGCGGCAAGAATTCCCTCGCCGATGTCACGAACGTCTACAATATCCCGATCTGGGCGCGGGAAGGTGTAGCGAACCTACTCATCGAACGGTCGGGAGGAGACTCCCGCTTCAGCTCCACATTGGAAGATACCTTCGAACTGTTTCCTGAAGCACAGAAGATCCGGGAAGAATACCCCGACATCGGAAAAGCCTGCCGCCTTGAAGGCGACGTCAGAGGCATGAGCATCCATGCGGCCGGACTCGTTATCGCGAACAGCCCACTAACCGACATATGCGCCATCTACGAGAAGGATGGCGTCAAGGTCATGAGTATTGACAAGTACGATGTTGAGTACGCAGGCGCACTAAAGCTCGACTTCCTTGGTCTCTCAACCATGGGGATGATCGCACGATGCCTACACATGGCAAACATAACTCTGGAGGATCTCTATGCGATTCCTGACGATGACGCTAGGACGATCGAGGTATTCGCCACAGGAGATGTCGTTGGTGTATTTCAATTTGAAGGTCGAGCTACACGGCTCGTCAACCGTGACGTACATCCAGATCACTTCATGCACATCGCCGACATCAATGCGCTATCGCGTCCTGGACCACTATTTTCCGGACAAACAGCCGCTTATGTGGACGTTCGCCATGGACGGAAGAAAGCTGAGAGACTACATCCGATCGTCGATGAGGTCACCAAGGACACGTACGGACAGATCATCTACCAAGAACAGATCCTCCGGATACTCAAGGACATCGGAGGATTCGACTGGTTCTCCGTAAGCCAGATCCGCAGGATCATCTCCAAGAAAATGGGCGAAGCCGCCTTCCAGATGTCATACCAGCAGTTCGCAGACGGCGCAAAGAGCCTACACGATATCGATGAAGAACTAGCCGATCGGATCTGGAAGCGGCTCGTTACCTCGGGAACCTATAGCTTCAACATAGCCCACTCGATCTCGTACGGAATGCTAGCGTTCTGGACCGCATGGCTGAAGGCTAGGTACCCGGTCGAATTCTACGCCGCTTCCCTTCAGAAGGCAGCTAGTAACGCCGAGTTGTCATTCCGGCTTATGCGTGATGCCCTAGGCCATTCAATTGACGTAAAGCCGCCATCCCTAGCCTACTCCCGAGCTAACTGGCGTCCCGTCCAGAACGTCGGCCTAGTCGCAGGATGGCAGCAGATCCCTAAGATCGGCGCAACAACCGCGCAGCGAATCGAAGAACAGGCAGGTGATTACGGCTTCGATGACTGGATCGAAATGGGACAGATCCCCGGAATCGGCGACAAGACGATCGCGCGGATGGAGGAATGGACCCTAGCGAAAGACCCATTCGGCCTGTACCGTACGGAGAAGCGCCTAGCGTCCGTATCCCGATTCCTGCGCGGTAAGGGGAAGGGCGAAGCGCCGCTCCCGACGCATGATGGTGATAGACTCGCCAGCATCATAGTTAAGCAAAGTAAGAAGGCGCATACGTGGAATCCAGGACCGCGCGTCATCTATATGGGAATGGTACGCAAGGTCGAATACAAGGACATAGTGGAAGACGAACGCTCGCGATCCGGCCGAGAGGTTGAGGAGATCCTGAAGACCATCAAGCGTCCTGACCTAATAAAGCGGGCAACTATTCACTGTTATGACACAAGCGATGAAGAGGTGTACGCGCGAGTTAATAGATGGAGGTATCCTAGACTGCAGAAGCAGCTCGCACTAATACGGCCGAACCGAGACGTAGTGATTATTGTCGGAAACCGAATCTCTGGATTCGGAACACCGATCACCGTCAATGATATCTACATACTAGATCCAGACTAAGGTAGAACAATGACTACTCAAGATCAAGAGCAATTCATCACCGTCCGTAATGCTGACGATATGGACCCTTACAACTTCCGCAAGCACATGGAATTGAGGCATCCGGATTCCCTCGGGGGATCTCCCCGGCTGTATCCTTTCCCTAGTGAATATGTAGAGGAATGCTGGCGTACGTTTCACGACACGCTACACCGCCTAGAGCTGTACGGCAAGATCAACCACGACCACGGCGAATAGGAACACAAATGTCACTTACCGCCCCGGAACGCGAGACGATCATCAACTTCAATGACGGCGAGGATATCGCCTACATCTATACCGCACAACGCAAGATTATCACCAAGCTCAAGAAAAATCCCTCCGCCACATTGAAAGAAGAGGGCGTGTTCGAGGGTACTGCTTGGGCAAGATTCACCATACCGGCAAACCTCATAAGCTTCAGGGTCGCCCGGCCTAAGCGCGAACTATCTCAAGAACAGCGAGCCGAGATCGGGGAGCGACTAAAGCGTAACCGTACGTAGCCGCCCGCTAGCCTCCGAAACGACGCTAGCTAGCGTATCCGAGAGACCCTACCCCGCCCCGGAGCGGTTACCGCTTCCCTAGGGGGTTCGCTCCCCGTTCGTCGCCTAGGAACGTCCCCTACGCCCCGTCCCTAGGGGGTCCGCCTAGCCCCCCGGCCCCGGCTCCGGTACGAACGGGTCATGAGGCGATTGACGGCTGATCATCGCGTCATAGACAGGAGCGACAGGAGCCAATGTCGGATTCAGGGTAGGCTTCATCCAGATGCCTCGAAATGGCGCCCGGTAGTAACATGGCCACGTGTATGGCTTAGCCGCCGTGTATGCCATCATGAGTACTGCGCCAGGACGTATGCCATCCCAGACAGACTTCTCCCAGGCAATCTCTACCTCATCACTCTTGAATGGGCGCGCGGTATAGATGATATCGAACTCGCCCCATGGAGGAGACTCCGTACGCAGGTCCATGTACCGCGCATCGACTCCAAGCGCGAGAGCCTTTGTAATGTAGTCATCATTGATCTCATACCCGACTGCCTCAAGACCATGATACTCCTGCGCGAGGTATAGTTTTGTGCCTATCCCGCATCCAGCTTCACAGAACTTGATCGTGTGGAACCCTGGCAACAATTGTGTTGCGGCCGAGAGCATCCGGTCGAATTCCACCAGCTCTAGCGGACTCCACCGCCACATGTCTGGATCAGGCTCAGTAGTCTCCCGCTCCTTGTACAGTTGCTCTAGTTCCATGTCCCAGAGCTGTTGCCTGCTCAGCATGACTTCTCCTAATGGCCGAGCTTTTCCCTGTGCTCGGCGAGTCTCTTGAACGGCACCAGCGAGTAACACCCGGGGCACACGACTACCCGAAGCGTTCCGTCCGACTTGATGATGTCGGCGAATTCCTCTATTCCATCAGTCTCGATGATCAGCCGAACCGGAACATCTATTGTGTTCACTTTCTTCTCCTCTGCGAGAAGGCCGTAGCAGGCACGTTTCAGTACCTGCCACAGCCATATTGCCGCCCTTACGTCACCGGGGCGTTCCACGTCGCGTTCCACGTCTCCGGCCCGACTACCCCGTCAACGCCCAGCCCCTTCTCCGACTGGAATTGACGGCAAGTACCTTCTGATCCGTCGCCGTATACGCCATCGACGTCGATCGACCAGCCGCGCGAGGACATCTTGGATTGCCACGTTATGACATCGGCACACATGTAATTGTGGCCATACCCCGGCCCGAAGTAGTCGACTGTCATGGCTGGCGCGGCACCTCCCCCTCCACCCCCTCCGGATGGCGGCGGCTCCGGCGTACCACCGCGCGCTAGGTCGAGAACGTAGTCCATGGGGAATCCGTTTCCGCAGTCAGAGTGACCGCCACCCCATGAACCTAGATCGCGGTGCTGACACACACCATGACCGCCACCCTGCGCCTGTGAAGAGGAAAGCTTGGTGATCGGGATGCCGAACTTGCCTGCCTCCTCCTTCACCCAGTCGGCCGCGTTCAGGAGCATGTTGTTGTGGCTGTTCCGCCACGTCGAATCCGACCAGGAGGCAAAGCCGCACAGCTCGGCGGCTACGGACATCGGGTTGGCATTCCCCTGCGTCCATGCCTTATTGCCGCGCGAGACGTACTCGCCGATCTTGCCTCGCTTGTCGTCGATACCGACGTGCGAGGAGACGCCGACATCCTGCTGGAAGTATGAGCCCAGCGACTCGTATGTTGTCGAACCCTCCGCCGTATGAAGGACGATGAGGCGCACTGCCGAACCACCGCGCGACGAATAGTTTGGCGACGGGATCCATACTCGCTGGAGTGCCATGTTACTGCCACCCTTCCTGAATTGTCTCTCCGTGCGCCCAGTGTTCGTTCTGTTCCTCCGGAGGTGGCTCCCGGAACGGCCGGACCTGCCGAAGTTCCGGTTGTGCCGGGTCGCGCGGTGCCTCGTCCTGCTGCTCGATGTCCTTGTTCTTAGGCATCAGACCCTACTTCCTGGTAGCACTTGTACTGTCTTTGCTTGTACAGATTCCATTCGCGCTTCAACTGGTCATAGATGGCAGTGGCTATCACTATGACGACACCGCCTATCCCGAACCACATGATCACGACCATACCGCTAGTCTACGCCATCGAGACGGCTACGTCTAGAGCCGTTTCGCCTAGCTACGGTCCTAGGCGTGTACACCTAGAACCGACAGCGTTAAGAGTCTGCCCGGTAGCAGCAGCACCCCATGTACTGTTGATCCTTATATTGTGAGATTTCGTGGTGTCAATGGCGACGTTGGACACAGGAGCAGCATTGAATACTGCAGAATTGGTAAACAAGGCATTCATGCCATTTTGCTTTATCGTTCCGTATAGGTATCCAAGTACTGTTCCGCTCGCACCGATAGATTGACATTGTATGCCAACCTTAATCTGGCCATTAAGGCCGACTCCAGCAGCAACGATAGCGCCGCCAATGGTATCCGAAATTGTATACGTCGTCACGCCATCGATCGAGAGTCCCATTGTTAGCGTTTGGCCTTCCATCGTACATTGCCATGGCATGTCGATCTCGTAAATAGTGCCGACCTGTAGGTCGTTTGCTGGGATCGTATATATCGCCGTAATTGTGTTCGGTCCTGACAAGTTATTGTTTGTCCTGATGTTTGCATCAGTCTGGGATGTACCCGGCAGAACAGACCACACAGATCCATTCCACGAGTACACCTTCATAGTATCTACTTCTAGCCCGAGACGTACATTCGGCGGCGACGGATGGTATGTTGACTGCATCGAAATGACGGAACGCGCGGAATACTGTCTTTGGTCAGACAGATTTGTTAGTGTACCATCACTGTTGGATACCCAGTTTGAGATTGGAATGTCCCATAGCCCGGCAGGTGTTTGCTGTAGTGGAGGCATTACCGGAGAGCCGCTAGGCGTACCGGTGATGACCACTGGCGAGACTACGCTCGGCGACGTTGATGCCGTACGATTAAGCCTCAACACGAGACGATCAAGCCGGTTCTGCGATGACGCGGCCGGAATAGGTACTGAAACAGGAGCATCACAGCTCCATAGTTGTCCCTTGATAAGAGCCTGCCCGGCACTAATAACAGCATTACGCCCGGCTGTATCAAGAGATGGTGTGAGGCTACTAGAACCATCGATGCCATCATATATGCCCGCCGACGACATAAAGGATTCCCAGTCAGCAGTAGTAGTGAGCTGGTTAAACCCACTCGGCCTAGCATCGTATGTTACCATCTCTACTCCTACCTACTTTGTGCTTAGTCTCTTCTCTACTGCCTTTATCCGGGCAACTAGCTGTGCGATAATCTTATTGTCCGTAGACTGAGAACTGCTAGACAGCCCTATTATAGGTACAACATTGATTACCGGCTGCTGCGTAGCGTCGGCCGTTAGCGTTACCCCGGAAACGATGTCGGTATATGAATCACCATTACGTATCTGAACAGATACAATATCACCAAGATTGAAATCTCGTCCGAACACCAAGAATGGCGTATCGGTAACGGTAGTATTCATGTTCGGGCCTAGCGTTCCGGAAATCAGCGCGTCCTGCGCGGCCGCAGTAAGGTTCGGAGTACTTGTTTCCGACGAGTTATCAATATACTGCTCAACCTTATTCCACTGAGTTGTTAGGTTAGATTCTGCCTGTACGAAAGCCGTAGAACCCTGAACAAGAGCATCAGTACACGTCGGATCAGTTAGCGAGAACGAAATCGACGTCAAGTTACCAGTATCCTCTGAGAACCATGCCGTCTTAGACAGGTCGCGCGGAATAAAAACATCGAACAGAAGCCGATTGCCGTTCTGCGTTATTCGCAGCCCCATCCTTGTGCCGTCTTGTATACTATTAGTGTTGTTCTGCGCTATCAGCGACCGAATAACATCAAGCAGATTCAGATCAACGCCAGAGTTAAACTTGGCGACGTAGTTGACGGCAGGACCGCGCCCCTGATCAGGAGCTATATCAAGCAACGACATCTGCCGAGATGAAATGGCTCCCGAACCTACGTTAAGATTGACGAGGTTCTTAATTGCCGTCTCAAGTTGTACATTGACCATGGCATAGGCGTCATTAGTCAATTGTGCTGACCATGCCTTCGTAGGAGCCGGGTATACGATCCTGTTCGCGAGAAGCGAAAGGTAATCCGCGCCAGACAAGGAGATGAACGGTCCCGCTAGTCCACCACCAGACGTTATCCCGGTAGAGCCGGGAACCGAGTCCATATACGACGGCTGCTCACATTTACCGCCGAACGTAAAGAGACCACGCCAGTTAACACGAATGATAAATTCTCCGTTGATCGGCGCATGCATCATTTGATTCCACAAGGCATCCGAGTACTCAGCAAGAATGGACCATGATCCTACAGCATTGTAGTAAAGCTGCGCATTCACGGTCGCGTACTGAATAAGCCCTTGGCTATTGAGATTGTTATCAAGAAGTTCAACCCAGACTTCACTAGGCGGTATCGGCGGCGTAACAGCGAGAGAAATTGTGTTCGCCCATGAAGTATAGTGGATAGCTATTTCAGAAGCGCTAAGCGTACGATTGTAAATAGCTACATGAGATATGCTCCCGGTAAAGAAACCAGATGGTCCGCTAATACCAGCATTATTGACAAATGTGTTGCCCATACGCCAATATCGAGAACCAGCCTGTACACCTGGAACTGACAATGTACCGTCTTGTACGCCATCTCGGTAAATTGCCATATTATAGCCATCAAATGTTGCTGCGCAATGATGCCACTTCCCATCATTCGACGTGGATGAATCAACACAATACAGAGCACCAGGACCCTGATAATATTGGAACGTGGCCAATGTTGTTCCTGGACTATTTCTCATATGTACACTAGGCGCAGCAACTGAGCCACCAGGAGGCGAACCAGGCGCAGCAGCATTAAGCTCTACCATACCACTTATCGTACCGGTAGTCTTGTAGAAGAATTCAACAGTATATGACGAACGATTAGTAGCAATAGTCCATGCTGTTGAATCAACAATACCGCCGGAAACACCATCGAAAGTTGCCGCATAAGGCTGACCCCATGGATCACGAGTACCAAGAACAACCCCGCCGTATATGATTCCTGTTGAATTTGACACAAGTTCATGCGCGGTAGCGGAGCCGGAGGAATCAGTTAGTGGCCAATACCGCGACGGACCTGCGGAGACGATGTTGTTCTGGTAGCTTAGGTATGCTGGCGGAGGAGCTGGAGTCACCCATGTATTATAATAAACACCATAGTGAGCAGCAACTTCATTCGCACTTATCGCACGGCTGTAGATCGCTACATGCGATAGGCTTCCGGTAAACCAGCCATCACCACTACTAGTACCTTGACTTGTTCGCCTTGTATGGCCCATACGCCAGTACGACGTAGCCACAAAATCGTTAAGACTAGATGCTGTATTATTTAGGATACCATCCCGATACAGCGACAGTTTAGCAGATCCATCAAAAGTTATTACACAATGATGCCAATTATTGAAATTAGTGACGGAAGAATCAGCAACAGTAACTGCTCCGTGCGCAGTAGAGTAGTCAGTACATGATAGAATTGTACCGTTCGTTGCCATATATACCGTCGGCGCAAACGATCCACCTATACCACTACCAGAACCGGAACCACTATTGAACTCAATCATGCCACCAACAGCACCAGGCGTCCTGTAAAAGAACTCAATCGAATATGGCGAATTGACAGTAGCAATACTCCACGCAGTAGAATCGATAATCTCCCCGGTAGCACCATCAAAAGCAGCAGCACTATACTGATCCCATGGATCACTAGCCCCAAGAGTAACTCCGCCATAGATATTCCCGGATGAATTAGATGCCAAGTCCGTAACGGAACTAGAGCCTACAGCATCATCAAGCGGCCAATAGCGAACGGGATTCGATGCCATCACAGCAGACTTGTACGGACTAGATAGCGTCGTGACCGCTTGCTGCTCAGCGCTCTCGCTCATGCTCGTCCCCACCTATTCGTCCATGTTACCGAAACGCTTGATGCCGGAGTAGCTCCAGCAAGCGTTATCGTCACACTATTGTTGCCAGACACTAGAGGCCACAGATCTCTAGGCGAATTGGTAACAAGCTGACTCCACACATTAGCTCCGGTCGAAAGGTTTACTGCCTTCTGCTGCCCTCGCTTAGTGACTACTTGTACCTGTTGTCCGGTCGGTACCGGAGCACTAAGGCTCCATGAACGGTTAGGGCTGACAGTATTGTTTGTTATCGTAGGTGTGCCAGGACCAGTAATTGTCCATGTCGGGAAAGCTAGTGATGTACCCTTATTGATAATCACATTATTGCCAATAATAGCTGCGCCATTAAATGCTACCGGCAGCAACGGAAGAATGCCAACTGCTGCCTTAGACTGAGCATAAACTATTCGATTGAGAACTAGATCACTCCAGAATGGATCCGGAGTCGAAAGCGAGAACGAATACAATGACATATTATTAAGACCAACATCAGGAGTATCAAGGCCTGATGTCGTGTACGTCGTTATCTGTCGCGCACTTCCGTCCGGACGCTGTATTATTAGCGTGCCTGGTTGTGGATTCTCGTTGCGTCGAGTCAGGAACGCACGCACTATACCATCTAGCAAAGTATAGTAGTCATTCTCGCTATCGCTTGCGGGACGCGTGACAAGAACCGCGAGGCCGATCGTCCCCGGCTGTGGAATGTAAACGTTAGGAATCGCGGTACCGTCCAGGAATGGGATAATCTGCATCATAACCGGGAATCCCTCGATCCCCGCGATGGCCGAACATACATACCCATTCTTCATCGTGCGATCCGACAGATTCCACGTATTGCCATCCGGATCAATATACGTAATGGTCAACGGTATCGGCGCAATAGACATCAAGACCGCCTCCCTTGCCTAAACATAGCACCTTGCTGCATATTCATCAACTGGAACGCGGTACGCACATGAGACTCAATAGCCGCGCCGGTTAGGCCATCGAAGTGTGCATGGTACTGAGTGCCTCCGACGGCCATTGTCTTTGATTCCGCTGGTGACAGAATTCGCTCCGGCTGTCCTGTCATATTATACGCGAGCGTTACGCCGGTAGGCAGCCATCCTCCAGAATCATACCCGTGACCGGAACCCATACCGCGCCCGCCACTCATAAGACCAGCACCGTATACGTGCCTTGCGTAGTTAATTGCGGAAGCAACATTAGCGAGCGGGTCATATATATTGCTGGACGTACCCGGAACATGGTACTGCGCAAACGTCGAGCCGATCACCTGTAGAAGACCGCGCGACGGGTCACCCATCTTTGCATTGATGTCCGAGAGGTTGATGGCATACGGATTACCTCCAGATTCAGTTTGCATTTGATATAGAACCTGTCGACCCAAGGACTGCGGCAGCCCCAGCAGGGTAAGTGCCTTTGACACTATGCCGGCCCACTGCGCCACACCCTTCGTTACGGCCCCTATGCCGCTTACCGTACCACTAGTGCCACCACCTCCGAATAGCCAGCCCCATGCGCTCTTGACGGCACTGCTAGCAGTACCCCACACACTAGAAAGTGCACTCATCGCCGCCTTAGGCAACTTCGAGACGTCTATCGCGCCCTTCTGAATATAATTCAGCAGAGCCTTCGGCCAGCCGCCGAATATGTCGCCGACAAACTTGTCGAGATGCTTGCCCTGCTCAATCATGCCGGAAATAACACCAGTTATGAGTTCCTTGCCTATAGGCTTCATAGACGTAGCAGCTGAATGAATGCCAAACACAGACTTAACAGCCCTGAGGAGCGGTTCATAAATGTATTGCTTAATCCAGTTTGTAATGTCCTTGAAGACATTAAGCATGCCCTGAAGCAAACCGTTGATGATAGCTTCGCCGGAACTAAGCAGCCATGTACCGGCGTCGCTGAAGAAGCTCTTGATATTGTTCCATATTTGCTCGACGACTGTCTTGATTGTATCCCATGCGTTCCTCCACCGACCGGTAAGCAAGTCGAGGCCGACGGTAATGATGCCAACGACAATATCCCACGCCGTCTTGATGATTAGCTTAATAGCATCAAAGCCGAATATAACGGTACTCTTGAATACTCCCCAGAATATATTCCAAGCAGCGCTGATGATATCCATTGCTACTTTGAAGATAATCTCAATAGTGCTCCAAGCACCTTTAGTCAATATGACGATGATGTTCCATGTTGTAGACAAAAAGTTCTTTAGTATATTGAATCCGGCCGTAAGAAATTGCCACGCTATTTGAGCAGCACCCTTAATAGCAGTCCACATAAAGTTCCATACAATTACGGCTGACTGCCCGTTCGTCTGCCACCACTTCTGGAAGCTATCATATGCTTTCCGAATGGGATTGAATACAGCACCCGCAAAACTAGCGACATTATGCCTAATATCATCAAATGTAGTAGATACCCAACTCCTCATACCATCAAACGCAGCCCTAGTATCAGACGCAACACCATCCCATACTGCGGCAACATCATGCCTGATAAGATCGAACCAATGAGCTATGTCATGATGGAACTTAATGACCAATGTGATAATGGTGTCGAATACCCCGACCGGGAATACGAGCCACTTATCCCATGCCCAGTTCTTCTTGACCCAATCTGCTATATTCTTGAAAGCGGTTTCAACCTTCGGGAAGTTCTTCTCAATCCAGTCGGCAAATAGCGTAAGGTAAGCGATAGCATTAACCATAGCTATAACGATTTGGAATAGGAAGTTGACGAAGTCGGCAAACGCCTTTGGGTTCTTCGCAACAGCATCCGCAACTCGCGTTATAGATTGTGCCAGCGATACCATTCCACCAGTAACATCCGGAGACATCGCCTTCATCAACGCCGCGAACGCACCAGCTATAGCAAGGATTGATTGCTTAACAGCAGGCTGCATAAACGCCTTAATTAGTGTACCGGCGAATACCTGAATCGGCCCGGCTATAGTAGCCATAGCCAGCTTGAATATTGGAGACATCACCTTGGTAGCATCAATAAGCAACTTCAAAATATTCTGAATTACTGGAACGAATGGAGTTCCTATATCTTTGATCTTACTCTTGGCTACATTAGAGAAGTCAGTGAAATTCTTAGTGAGCCTCCCAGTCATTACCGCGCCGAGAATACCTACGCCAGCAAGAGCCGATCCTAGCCCAGCAACTATCCCACCAGCAATAGCCTGTACGATAAATGGAACCGCTACTGCGCCAGCACCAACAAGAGCAGCAGTAAGAGAAGGCACCGCAGCCGCACCAGCGCCAGCAGCGGGACCAGCCGCCGGAGCAGCCGCTGCCGGAGCAGCCGCCGCACCACCACCACCACCACCTCCGCCAAAGAAACCGCCAAGACCACCAAAAAAATTCATGATGTTGCCAAGAACACCGCTACCGGCCGACGCAGCACCCGACACCGTCGATACGGCACTTTCCGCGCCAGACAGGGTAAGGTCCTTCTTGCCACCTACGCCTCCAGCGCTTACGCCGACTTTATCCCCGAGCAACTTCAGCTCAGCAAGCTTAGCTAGCGCACCTTTCGTATTGAAATCTAGCTTGATGTTTTTCGACGCATCAGCTAGTGCCTTAACATCACCCTCGATAAGCGCTAGGTGAACAGCAGCCTTATCAGAATCGATAATGTTCATATGGCCAAGAAGATCAAGATCCTTGCGCAATCGCTCTATCTTGGCATCTACATCAGTTGCGTCACCACCAATCTTCGCCTTCGGAAGCGAATCAAGGATCTCCTTCATTCGCTCCTTGAACGTCGTACCGAAATCCTTGGCCGAGTCATCCCCGGCTCCGGACATCTTGTCGGTAATGCCGCTACCGATCTCATCACCGACATCATCACCGATTTTCCGGGAATCCGGAATCAATTGCTGACGAAGCTTGTCTTCCCAACCGCGAGCATCAGGAACGACGCCGACCGAAACGGAACCTACGAAGATGTCGGTCATTACGGAGCACCCCTCCCGGACATGCGTTCACGCACTTCGTCATCATCTAGGCCACGTAGACGTGGGTCTAGTGTTCGCGCGGCTTCGATACTCATCACCTTACCGCGCGGAGCCTCCATGCCGGGACGGCGAACAAATACAGGCTTTGGGATATTCTTCTTGTCCGAATTCGCGTTCGCGAACATCCAGTTCAGCTGCCGCATTTCATCGATGAGTGCGGCAGTAAGCATCTCAAGAACACTCCACGGTGCCTGCGCGGAATCGCCAGCAGAGATAGCGAGCATCTCAGCTGATGTCGAGTTCCGTATCGCAGTATTCAAGGCACTCTCCGGTGGGAGATGGTCTACCAGTACCAGTAGCCTACGCCAGGAAAGATCGCTTCCCAAGCTGGACAAGGCTACTCCGTAATAGCGCTGTAGGTCTGCTTCTACCTCCTCCGGGAATGATTCTGTGACCCAGAGCGCCTTCTGGATTTTCCCGTGTTCAACCTCGATTGCCTACCGCACTCGTTGAACACTGCCTCGACTTGGTAGTTGAACAGGTCAGCATCGACCCACACCTGGAACTCCGCGTCGTCATCGATGACTTCACGTGCCCATGTGTCCCAGTCTCCGTTGGAAGCCGCGCGCATAGCAGTTGATGACCACTCCTTCGCATGCGCGACATGAACGATCTTGCCGTCCAGGCGCACCGTCGTCTTCTCCCCGACGTTCTCTCTGCGCAGAACTTCATCGAGTGCATCAAGGTCGACATCGACCGGCATCTCATCATCAACCGTCTCCGGTGACGGCACCCACTCGTCGGCGCTCACGTGAAGTACGCAGACATGTCTTGGCCGTAACTGATGTAGCGCTGCGCTACGGCGTTTTGAACGGTACCGATCGTACCGGGGTAGAACGTGAACGTCAGGTCGGTCATGACGATGTCGCCCTGCTGCGTCTGGTCGTTACCGCGCGCCGTCACCTTGGCGAATGGCGCATAGAGACGACTCCGCTTCACGCCGTCGATCGAATCGAAGATCAGCGAGTACCGGTTGTCGGCCGGAGGGTCCGGGATGATGTAAACGGCCGTGAAGTTGCCGATGGTCAGCGAGACAGCAGCGCCGGTCGCGGTAGCAGGTATGGACATCACGAAGCTTGTGCCTGCCGTAACCGACACGACAGTTGCGCCCGGCGGTACTCCGGTGCCTGACACGCTCTTGCCGACGTCAGTAGCGACACACGCCGAGTCGGTAACGAGCGTGCTGTTGATGGTAGTGCCACAAGCGGCGTCCACACGACCTGGCGCTGGCTTGAGCGGCGACGATGCGACCGGGAAGATCGTCACATCGTCGTACAACGACTGAACGTATGGATTCATTGCCTCCAGGAAAACCGCCTGACAGGTCTTGACGCCGCCGGTGAGAATCGACCGGATCGGAGTCAGCACCCCGGCCGCCGGAATGTCCTTGATGGTCTCGTCGAGCTTGAAGATGTAGCCGGATACGTCCGACCAGCCACAGCACTTGTAGGTCGCGCCGGTAATAGACGATGGGTCTTCGAACGCGGTTGGCGGATAGAGGTTCGGCGGGCCGACCCACACGACGACATCGCCCGCCGCGTAGAGAAGCTGGTTGTTCTTGTAAGGACCGGTGCCGGGAAGTGGCAAGCCAGTGAGCGGCGTAGGGCTATTAACCCCATACCCTTCGACTTCTGCTGTTTGCTGCCTTGCGGGTGACATTTTGTTCCCTCCTAGGGATGTACGCTAAGTTCGTAAGTTGCCGAATAACGGACTAGCTTTGGGTTGACCTCCGGAAGTTGTCGCGGACTGCTTACCGTTGTTACGTGCTGAATTACTCCATTCGATACGATCGCACTCATGAGCGACATCATCTGTGACTGGATCTCTCTCGCGGCATTCGAGACGTTGCCAATCTGGGACTTAAAGCCAAACACATCAATATCAACAACTGGACGATCAAGACCAACATGAACAACCGCGCCGCCAGTACGCCGAATCCGGACTGTGATTCCGGCCGGATCGCCGAACGGCATAACAGTAACGAAACGAATGCCTGGATTCTGCGGGATTAGTGCGTACATCAACATCGTTTCCGGATCGGGAAATACTGGGTATGTCATCAGCCAGCAACTCCCTTCCATGGAATGAATGCCGCGCGCTGAAGTATGTGCTCCGGCTCAGCACCCCAGTGAGCAAACTCTACATAGAACGCTTCTGGCGCATCATTATACACGACCGCTTCCGCGCGGTCATTCGTAGCGCCCGCATGAAGGCTTGATCGCACATGGAAGCTCGCCTTATACCGGCCCGGATGCTTGCTCTTGTAATCAACTGGAGCTATAACTTCCGCGCGCAGCTTGATCTCATTAGCGTACTGCTCCATAGCAAAACGCATTTCCTCGGAATTGAGCATTTGGCCAATTCCACTATGACTAGGAGTATACACAACATCACTCATGATGGTGATCCTCCTGAAACTAGCAACACGTTAATGCGGATGGGAGATATACGGCCGGAGAATGGCGATGTCCATGCCGAGATCGCACCTGTGACCTCGTAAGTATCTCCATTGTACTGAATTGCATCGAGAGCCGAGACATCCGTACCGCCAGGCATAAAGATTGTGTCCGTCGTCGACACCTGATCGGCGAAGATGAGATTCTCGGTACTTCCCGCAGGCTGGAATACGCACTGTTGAATAGTCACCGGCGTTTCGGTGTATGTGTCGTTGCCGTACTCATCCTGCCCAGACACCGCACGCTTCAATAGCGTCATCGGCACGGCGAACGGCATATATGGCATCGACATGATTACACCTCCTACATCGCTATCCTCATAGTGCCCAAGCTCTTGCGGTAATCGGCAAGTACGGTCTTCATTCCGGCGTCAAGAAGCGCGGCATTCAAACCCGCGCCGGACGTACGCCGCATCGAGTACGAGTAAGCTCCGACCGACTCGCTCATCAAGGTTGCCGACATCGTAGGCGTCGCTAGCTCGGACGTAACAGCCGAACACAACACTGACGACACATCATCAGGAACATCCGAATACCCGTGAGAGCCGGTGATCTTGAAACTGCCACCCCACCAGAACGTCTCCTGGTACCATATTTCCGGAAGGTTGATTACCCCGGAGTACGCCGGGTTGAATACAACAATCTTGTCAACGCCATCAAAGTTGTACCAGGTAATCGGGATATCGGCAATACCCTGCGTTCCGGAAAGCGCAATAACCTCGGTAATGCTGATTATCGGTCTCCATGACGTCAGGACGATAACCCCGCCATCAGCCGCAAGAACGGTAGTGTCGGTGTCATAGAACTGAAAGTCCCTACGACAGAACCGCCTAAGAATCGCACTGCCATCATCGAGAAGCCCCTGTACCCGTGCGGCCTCGTTCTGATTCAGGTTGCGGCCCAGCCTCGCCGCAATATCATCCGGCGTGGCGAGACTGGGCAGCGTCGACATTGAATTTCCCTTCTACCTGTGGTGAGCAACTTCCGGCGGGGGAGTGGTGGCGGTCTCGGCTGACGGGATCCAGCACCATGTCATCAGCCCGAACGGCCCAGGCCCTGGCGGTACCGAAACCAGAACCCACTTGCCAGGCAGGCCCTGCTCCGGATAGTCCGGCTCATAATCCGGATGCGTGATCGCGAGCGGCCACGGGATGAACCCGTGAACAACCGCTTCGGAATCGGGATCTTCCACGAATGCCCAGTTACCGGCATTCAGGTCTGGAAGTTCCGGGTGATCCGGCAGGTCACTCGGATCCAAAGTTGGCAGCCCCGGCTGCGGTTGCGGCGGCGTGACATCGACCCACGGAGGTGCGCCGCCCCAGATTCCGGGAGGTGGACCGCCGGGCGCGATTGGGTGCGCCGGGTATCCTGGCCCGGGCCATACAGACGGCGGCACCGGAAGCCCTTGGTCCGGACGGCCAGGTCCAGGCCATACTGAAGGAGGTGGACCGCCGGGCGCGATGGGATGAGTTGGGGCGCCAGGACCGGGCCAAACTCCTGGAGGCGGCCCTCCCGGCGCAATCGGGTGTGCCGGATAGCCGGGATCTGGCCAAACACCGACCGGCGGTTGCGGATAGTAGATCGGCGGCGTCGGAACACCAGGCCCCGGCCATACTGATGGTGGCGAACCACCAGGAGCGATCGGATGTGCCGGGTAACCTGGACCGGGCCAGATACCTACCGGCGGCTGAGGTGGAGTGGGCCACACTTCTGGTGGATAGTAGATTGGCGGAGTAGGCACTCCACCGCCGGGCAAATCAGGAACCCACGCTTCAACTAGTACATACCGCCTAGCCATTACTCTCCTTTTTAATCGTTGGGTTGACCTGTACGTGGCTGTCGACACGGACAACGACAGCCACGTACATGACATCTACTCCTTGCTGGTTGAGCGCGCCGTCCGGCCGCGAGTGTGAGTGCCGCTATTGCCGCCAGCAGATTCCTCTTCCGCTTCGGCTTCCGCGTCGGTGGTGCCTGCGGTAACCCCAGCCTCCAGAAGCGTGCCGCCGGGATACGACTGGATGACGTTGATCGCGCCACCAGCAGGCGGGGCGGTGCCGACGCCGAGAACCGTGCCGAACGGCCACCGTGCGGTGATACCGACGCCAGGTTGCATGATGGTGACAGGGTTGACGGTCGCGTAGGCGAGACGCATGACCATGCGCATTGCCACGGCGTCCTGCTGCATGAGGTTGAGGATGACCTTGCCGGTGTTGTCCGAGATGACGCCCTCGGTGAACATCTTGAAACTGATGTCCTGCCGGATTCCGATGATCGCCTTGCTGAAGTCGCCAGCCAGCATAAGCGCTCCGGCAGTCGGGTTCTGCCAAGAACCATTGTTGACCTCGGCCATCTGGTACCCGTAGAGCTTGCCTCCCGGCGTGGCAGACATGTCCGACTGGAAGATGGGGATGCCCTGCGCCGACCGGATTCCGGCCAGCATCCAGCTCATACCCGGCATCGCAGCGAAGCCGCTGACCGTGTAGCCGGATTGCGCCATCTGCTGTCCCAGCTTGGTGACGTCCTGCCCAAGGTCAATACCGGTACCTTGGATCTCAAAGTGGCCGGACTTCGTTGCGCCCACGAAAACCGACTCACCCCAGGTAGTAGGCTTGTTGATGCCCCAGAGCACCGCCGAGTCGATCAACGCACCGACCGCCTCTGTGATGCGAGGCTGAACTTGCGACCACAACGGCACTTCCGCGTCGTCAAGATACGCAATCGGAATCGGCACGATACAGGCAAGTTCCTCGACAACCATGATGACGTTTTGCCACGCCATCTGGGAAGTCTGCTTGAGACCGGTGTCCCCGCCGACCCAATACGCTAGCGGCAGCACGTCCATGACGGGCATACGTTGCGTCTTGGATGAAAGAGTGGTCTTGTTCATGAGCGCGAGTGCGGCAGAGGCTTTGGGAGCCTCCTGGATAATCGCCGTAGCGAGAGGCT